ATATAGTATTGATGCCATAACCACTTGAACAACTAAATGATTTTTTACACTGATTTGACATGTTATAAATATACTAGAAGATTGAGGTAATATATTTTGGATATTAAGACAATGTCATTTGCTGATTATTATGAGAGTAAGCAGCAATTATTAGAAAAAGCTGAAGAGACTCCAAGGGTATATTCATTTTACGAAATGAATTCTTATAAAAGGGTGCCGGTGAAAGAGTCATATGATGATGAAGATGAAAAGATATATGTAAACCTCAAACCCAAAGATAAAATAAAAATATTGTGGGAGTATGAAAACATATATTACCCCACGGCTAGGAACCTTGTTATAATAAATGAAGAGGGAACTCAAGACTATTACTTCCCATGTTGGGGAAACAAGAAGTTGTTACATTGGGTCTTATCTAATACTAGAGAAATTGATGCTTAATAATTTAACACCCTATAGTGACCACGAATACCAATTATTGGTAGAAAAGTTAGAACATCTTTGTGGAAAGTTATCTAATCAATGTATGTTTCAAGCATTTTCACGAGACGTTATTCAATATTCGGAAGATCATTCAGTGAATATGTGGAATGCGAATACTTCCAGACAATTTATTACACATTTATCTAATAAGTGGGAATTCTCATATCATGCGACATTGGTCGTTGAATCGGTTATGAAAGAGTTAACTCGGTCATATCCTCAAACCACATTTACTCATATAGCCAAAACTCTTCACAATTTCTCCACACAAAATAGTATTTAAAACAAACCCACCAAATAAATATACCAGTATGTTGAAAGGGGTTTATGTGTGTTAAGTCTATCTGATCTAATAAGATTAACTAAAGATCATAGTATTGAGACTATGGCAATAGTATTGATTATCGGAGTTATATATTTGTATGCCAAAGGGTATATAGATTTCTATATGTTCAAAAAGCGGGAAAAATACTTAGAATTAGGTAAACCCACAGAAATGGATTTTGAAGAATCTATGAAAGATATCGAAGAGGGTGAATTTTTTAGGAACTTAAAGTTTAAAGTTCATATTGATCTTCCAGTGGAAACATTTTCTACTGACCCAGTGTTGAACGAACTATACAGAGACCTAACAATATGTCTTTTTTCCAGCTATGGTGATAAGATGAAACTCCTTTTACAGGATTTAAATTTCACGGATAATAGAGATCAATGGGCCAATTTCTTTTTGGATACTGTATATGAAACAATGAAAGACTTCGAGAGGCGGGTAGAGGATAAAAATATCCCGACTAAGGCTCTTGAAGAGTTTCAAATATGGTTTGCTCCATTTCTCCAACAAACGTATCATTATATAACCCTAGTTGATGCACACATGGGCACTGATCGGATACAGAAAACTAAATCGTTCTTACTGTTATTGGAATTGGTTTTAGTTAACGCATTAGCTCAACTCCAAAAATTTGATGTTATTGATGATAAACTGGTGGGCATGGAATACCGTGGCGGTGTGGTGGGTAGCCAGAAACTAACTGATTGATTTGATAAATAGATCATACGATTAGAGAAAGGCTAGATGTCCATTTATAATTCTTTTGCCGATACACCCGACCAAATCAAAATTGAAGGCCAAGAGATCACTCTCAAGTTCATCCGAATTGATGATGATAGTGGTAAACTTACTTGGAATATCCCACCCGCTATGGAGGGATGTAAGGGTAATGGTAAGTATGATGGAATCGTTCTTACGGTCAGCAGAAAACCTGCCAACTATATAGAATCTTCTCCTAAAGATGGTCAATATTACATTGGTGATGCTACAGTAGATGGAGACCTTCATGCTGGTAGTAACATAGAAGATGGAGTACTAGTTGTTGGAGCTTTCTACAATGATAGAACAACAACTGAACTGGAAGTCACTGGACTAGAACGTAACACTGCCTATTACTTTTCCGGCTATGCCGTAGATAATGTTGCCAGATATCATCGTGAGGGAGTTCACTCATACTCACTACCAACTGGTGTCGAGGAGGGTCCACGTGATTCAAAAACCCCCGGCAAACATACGGTATACTTTGAGGAAAACATACGACTTACCCAACCTACTGGATTAATTCCTGATACAATCTATAAACTTAAGTTAAATATTAATGATTGTGAACACATCCTAGATATTCTAGGTAGTGAGGCACCCAATTATCAAGAGTTAATCAAAACGATCAACGAAAAGTTGATATTATTAGAAGAAGATATATGGAGTTCTCCAGACTTCCCTAATAAGAATGTGATATGGCTTGAAGATGGTGTCTACTATCTATGGAATGGTGAAAACAGAATAACACTTGAATTTATTTCTAATGATATTGCCCCAAACCTTTTACCTGTTGGAACACTTTGGTTTGACACAGATGATAACCTTCTATTTGAATACAATGGAACCGGTTGGGACGCACTAAGTTTCGTAAATTATGGGTTTGACATTACCAACCCGGAAGATGGGACAATATGGTTTGATTCATCAACCGGTATTGCTAGAATATGGAAGAATGGCATTTGGTGTGAACTTAACACTATAGTATCTAATAGAAACCCACTTCTTCCCACTCTAATTGAAGGGCAAGGGTACTGGTATAATTCTTTAACTGGTGGACTATTCAAGCTAAACAAAGAGACTAGTGAATGGGAAGACCTGTTAGCAATATATTATGATAAAGACCCCGAACTAATTGTAGCCGGAGATTACTGGTATGATGAAGCTAATGAAAAGGTGTTTGTTTTGTCATCTGGTATGGTTTGGGAAGAAGTACCCAATGTAACCGTTGAGTCTACTAATTCAAACATCACTGATAGATTATCTCTACGATATGTGGTTGACGAACTCTCACTATATCAATGGAACTCTACCACTGAACTATGGGATAAAATTCCTGTTATCAATAATAATATTGATCCGAACGCAGATGACTCAGTAGATGATGGACTATTTGGGGATTATTGGTTTGACACGAATGATCTCATTCTATATGAATTTGGTTCAAGTGGCTGGGTTAAACTGGACAATGTTGTCATAGAACCAAAAAATTCTTTTATAACAAGACCATTCGATTTTAGATATGTGGAAGACGAACAAACATTGTTTGAATGGTCTTCTATATCACTATCTTGGGAAGAGTTGGATATAGCAAGTTTTCCAACTGATCCACGCAATAGAGAGTCTTGCCAATATTGGTGGGATTCGTCTGCATCGGTTGATAACCTGTTTGTATGGGATACATTAAGTACCCAATGGGCAGAGGTTGATAACTTTTTCCAGAGAGACACAAACCCACTAGAGCCTGAAAAATTACCAGAGGGTACCGTATGGTTTAACCCGGAAACAGGAGAGTTAACAAAGATTCTTTCTGAAGTGTGTGAGAGTCTGAACTTCATTAATGAGACCTTCGACCCTCGACAACCCCCAACTGGGTTGTACTGGTTGTTTAACGGACAATTTTACTTATACTCTGATACTCTGATGGAGTGGGTATTAGTAATAGATCAACCTATTCGATCTGATACTGACCCCACGGATGTGGAAATTGGTGAATATTGGTTAGATACAACCACGGGTGAACTCAAGCAATGGGATGGTACATCTTGGGTAGTACAAGTTGTGGCCAACTCTGATCCAAAGCCAGCAGAGGGCTTCTTGTGGTACAATACTGTGAAAGATACTTTATACATTTGGGATGCTATCAGATGGGTAGAAACTACAGCTTTTGCATATGTAGAATACATAAGAGCAGAAGATTGTAATGACCGAGACCGTATTGTGTTTAAGACTCGTAAAGTTGGTTGTGACGCGATCATTGAAATACATGATATTTTACAAAACGTGTTGGGTGACATTGGTGTAAACGTTCGTTATCGTGATCCAGTTCCGGGTCAAGACATTCAAAAATCTTTACCAATGTACCAACAGTTAGGTGTTGGTGATGATGGAAGTCCCGACGAAAGACGACAGATGCATCGAAAGATACGAGAACTTCTTGGGGCACCCACAACTAAGGTAGAACTTTCAAAATCCAATATTGATATATGTATTGATAATGCACTCGCAATGTTGAGAAAGTTCAGTGGATATTCTTATAAAAGAGGGTTCTTCTTCTTAGATATGAAGAGAAACCAACAGACCTATGAACTGTCAGACAAATGTGTTGGCTTTAATAAAATTGTTAAAGTTACAGCCGCGTATCGTATGAGAGGAGGTTTCCTAAAAGGCTCTTATGGCGGCTATGATATATTTGGTTATGCTGCTCTTAAGCATCTTTATACTGCGGGTTCCTTTGACATATTAAGCTTCCATTTAGTTTCTTCTTTCATTGAAGAAATGGAAAACATTTTTGCTACTAGGTTGACGTTCCAATGGAATGAAGTGACCAGAGAGCTTAAACTGTATAACGGTGTGTATGCAAATGAGCGAGTATTGTTGGATGTAAGTGTTGAGCGAACTGAACAAGAACTGTTGAGAGATAGAAACACGTATATGTGGCTCCAAAAATGGACACTAGCAGAAGCGAAAATGATGTTGTCCCAAGGTCGAGGTAAGTTCCAATCACTACCGGGACCAAGTGGTAGTACAATATTGAACGCACAAGAATTAATTACGCAGTCAGAAGCCGAAAAAGCTGGACTAATGGATGAACTTGAGGATATGTCAATGGCTGATGCAGGTGAAGTCGGTCAGAAAGCATACTTTATAATGGGATAATATGGAAGACAATAATACACTATATGATTGCTATCCAGAAGAAAACTCTCCGGGAAATTGCCCGGACGGTGGTATTGTGGGGCCAGATGAACCAACTGTAACAGGTGATGGTTCGGGGAATAACAGTTGCCCACCGGATGGAAACTTTCGAGGTCTCCCATGTGCTGAAGATGCCGAGGTATGTTACCCATGGCAGTTAACCAACTTCGATGAAGAAGTGTGTGCAATTGATAGTTATGTGGAAGAATCTATTGCCATAGGTGGTGCCCAAGTCAATCTCCACAAGATGTTGGGAATTTATGAACAAGATAAACTTGTTGATCAGGTTGGATTGGGTATGGCCATTTCAGGTGGTACTCACCCCAACTTTCCTGCAAATAACGCATTCGACAAGTTTGACACTGAGTGGAGGTCTTCACAGACCGGACTCGAAGTAGTTAGAAAATCGTTCATAGGATATGATTTTGGTCCTATCCGTTTGGATAATGGAAGAATTCGATATGCTATTGAAACATATGTTAAAAAGAACATAGCTACACTGAGATTGAAGCAGGGATGTGATTCTAAGAATAGAGTTACAAAAGTTCGAGTCGAACGATCCTCTGATGGTAAGAAGTGGTATGGTGTTTCTATTTTAACTATACCCGACTGTGATGGTTATATAACAATTCATTTAAAAGCCTCTGTTCCTTCTAGGTATTGGAGAATTAGGCCAGCGGAGTTCAATGGTGGACCAGAAGATTATTGGGCTATAAAAGCTTTTCAATTAACTGAACATGAAAAGACTAATGTGGAAAACATTCAAGATAAAATACTGTTAGAGAATCGTGATAGATCATATAGTGAAGAACCTATACGTTTAAAGGGCACATACGCTCCCGTAGACTATGCAGGATTTTTGGCTAAAATGGGTTTTAACTCAGGTTTTTATAATGGGGAACAATATATGTTTGAATTCTCTTTTACCGCATTGGTGAGAGCACTCGGAAGACCACTAGTTATTGGGGATATGATCCAGCTACCTAGTGAGACATATTTTGATAGTAAACTTCAACCCACGTTGAAATATCTTGAGGTTACAAACGTTTCATGGTCTTCTGCCGGATTTACACCACAATGGGTTCCAACGATGATACGAGTTGTTGCAGAACCAGCAGTAGCCTCTCAGGAAACTCAAGACATCTTCGGAAAACTAACTGAAGATAGAGACTCTTTGGGAACAATCGACATCAATGATGGTGGTAAGAAGAAGTATCAAGATGTTCACGACATTGATCAAACAGTTGAAGCTGACGCAAATACACAAGTTCCACAAAAGGGACAAGATTATGCAAACAAACAACATCTTAGTAACGAACTTAAAGATTGGATCAAGCGTGAGATTCCTAATTATAACCCCGATAGACTCGATCCATTGATTCACAAATGGGGAATGGATGCACTCCCACCCAATGGTGAAGATTATACGGAGGGTGATGCGTTCCCCGGTGCTCCAAAGAATAATGATTATCATCGAAAGACATATAATGATATTGACAGAAACATGGCACCCAACCTATATCGCTTTTCTTCAAAGAAAAAACGATGGATATATCTATCAACTGATCATCGTTATAAAATACGTCAAACTGAACCTATTCTTTCGGACTTCTTGAATCCAGCATCCGAAGACGGTACTATAGACTTTCGCGCAGACATTGATAAAATTGAAGCGGCATTAAAAAAGAGCATTAAAAAAGACTAACACTCTTTACTTTTATCTCTCTAGCCATTAAGCTTCTGTGCTGACCATATAAAGGAAAGTCAAGGAACCTAATGAATGAATAGTAAGAAACAACATCACATAATCAACAATCTGTTGAACTCACCCGAACTGTTGGGGAAATGTATGGGTATTCTTAAATCAGAGTATTTTGATCCAGAGTTCATTCCACATGTACAATTTTTATTAGACTATCATCATGCACACAACACTAACCCCACGGTTAAGTTGATGAATGCGGAGACTGATACTGACATGGATTATGAAAAGGGCACAATTCCTATGGATGAGTTGGACCACAGTGCCCAAGAGATTGAAAAATTTTGCAAACAGTGTGCAATGCGTGATGCAGTCAGCGAAAGCTTTCCACTAATTCAAAAAGAAGACTTTGGTGCGGTCTATAAAATGGTATCCGATGCGTTAAACGTATCACTTTCTACCGATCTCGGCATCAGTGTGTTCGAGGAACCAGAAAAATTACTAAAACAATTAAGTGAAGACCTCAACCATATCTCATGTGGTATTAGAACATGGGATGATTTAATGGGTGGTGGTAATCTACGTAAGCAACTCCAGATCATATCAGCAAACTCCGGTGGTGGTAAATCCGTATGTTTGAGTAATGTTGCCAACAATTATGTTCTTCAGGGGTTGGATGTAATGTACATATCATTAGAACTCCCACCTGAAATGGTATTCTTGAGACAGGCATACATCATGACTGCCCAATCTCATAGAGTATGGAAAACAAAAATATTCGAAATTGCGAAAAAAATGTCCCACTTCAAAGAAATGGGTGCTGGGGATTTCAGAATTATACGATTACCCGGTGGTAGTACGGCTAATAATTTTCGCTCATACATTAAACAGTATGAAATAGAAAATGGTAAGCCGCCAGATGTTTTGATAGTTGATTACATGGACTTGATGGCTCCTATTTCTAAAATGCATGCCCAACGGGGAGTGTCAGAAGAAGATAAAGCGAAGTCAGAAGATATCTATGAACTACTCCACGCATACAATATGATTGGTTGGACAGCTTCTCAACAGAACCGAGATGCACTGAAAATGAATGAACCTAACCAATCCGTAATTGCTGGTGGGTTATCGAAGATTAACATTTGCGATAACTGGTTGTCTGTTTTTATGACCAGTGAAATGAGATTAGATGGAGAGATGTGGACATATGCGTTCAAGACTCGTTGGTCTGATGGCGCAGGTAAGAGGGCTTTACTGGGATACGATTCCGACACACTGAGGATTTCAGATCATGAATCCCCCAATAAATATGAGGACTTACTCTCTAAGATTAAGAAAAAGACTGACCGGGTGGCCGAAGGTGCTAACATGTTGGAACAGTTAGTAGAAAATGGCCATATTTCTGCACCGTCTAAAGAAAGAACTGTAGAAGATGAAAAGATTGAAAATAAACTAGATGTACTGAAGAGAGAGTTAGTTGACTTTGATGGAGAAGATTCTGAAGAAGTTACACAATTGAAAACAGACATCGATAATGAACTGAATTTGTTAGACTTTAGAACAGCAATTTAATAGGAGATAATATATGAGCAAACTAAAAGTTTCAAAAACGACATATTGGAAGTTGGAAAGTGGAGAAGTATATAATTTGGATGATTTACCAGTACAGGTAGTTCAACAAATAGAAATATATGATTCTATTCGAGAAGACCTTACTGACATAAAATATCAAGAACAGGTTTTCGGATTAGCTTTGGCGACAAAGAGACAACAACTAGAAGCTATAATTTCTAGTATGGCTAAAGCTGCACAACAGAACGCCACAAAAGAGACACCACCCGACACTGTTGATGATTAACCCCATAAATAGTTTATAGAAATTGATATATTATTTATGAGCGACTTTGATCAAATAGACGGAGATGCAACCGAAAACGAAGATGGCCCCGTTACACAAAAAGTGACAGAAAGGCGGGGCCACGCCCTTGAAAAATATTTTGGGGTACCCGAAGAATCCACAGAGATGGAAAGAGTTATACACTCTTCTCCACTCAAGAAGTCAGAAGAATATGACGATAAAGATTCAGAAATTGAAAAAGAGTTGCATGGGGTTTTCGAAAAGGCGATGTCAGGCTATGAATCATTGTCTGATCTTTTAGCGGGTGTTGATCCCAAATACAGAGCTAGATTGGCTGAAGTTGCTGCCACCTACTTAAACACTGCATTAAACGCTTCAACTAAACGGGCAGGACAAAAAGAGTCCATAGAAAAGTTAAAAATGAAGCAGCAAGAAATAGACAAAAAATCTTCCACCACTAAGACAACAAATAATATAATTTATAATGGTGATCGTAACGATTTTTTGAAACTTCTTAGAGACGATACTGACACTAATGAACCCATTGATGTTACGCCCGAAAACACTGATTGATTTTTAACACCCAAGCATATACGATACACCCACCTATTAGGAGATTATACATTGAGTAAGAAACTTGAAAACATGGAAGTATTCATAACAAAGTACAAAGTGGCATATAAAAACAAAATGGCGTTGGAGGAATTCGCGTGGATTCTTGGAATAAAACCAAAAAGTGTTGCCCGAAGAAAGCTCTCAGTGAAACACCATGCTGGCCTCGATCTTCCTGAACTTAATAGATTCGAACAGAACGTTAAGAAATCACACTCTCAAAGACCTAGTGAACAAGACCTTCAGGCATATAAAGATGGTATAGCGAAGATACATGAGACCCAGCGTAAGTTTGTTATGGAGACACATGAAAATTTCCAGAACAATAAAAAAGCTACGTATGTGATTACGGCGGCACAAAATGCAACCCCAGTTCATGAAAACTTTTTAAAGTGTATTCAAAATTACTTAGACATCAATGATGCGGAGCTTATGGTTATCAAATTCCGATATCGGAATCCTACATCCATCTGGACCGTTAATAATCAAGAACAAGAGTGGTGGGATACTAAAGTTGCAAAGTATTTAATTAATAGCCACATAAAGCTAAATGATCATATCCGTGTAATGGGACAAATACCAATAATACCAACAGCGGTTAGACCACTGTCAGGGTTTGATCATGTTACAGGTGAGGACTCTGCAATATTTGGACACCCATCTATAGAACTAAAAACGATACCCACCCCGGCACAAAAATTACCGAAGTTGCTTAAAACAACAGGGGCCATTACAGTTCCAAACTATACTGATTCTAAAGAGGGCCATAAAGGTGAGGCCAACCATTCACTCGCTGCCGCTATTGTGGAGATTGATGGTGATAAGTTTTACACCCGCCACATCCATGCTGACCCGGTAACAGGTGCATTCTACGACAAGGATACCCATTACACGGTAGACGGTGCTGAGAATGGCCACAGAGCCGCTGCGGTGGTAACTGGTGACATTCATGCCGAGTTCCACGATCCTTCGGTGGAAGCAGCCACATATACCGACAAAAACTCTATTATGAACACGCTCAGACCAAAAGTATGGGTGTTACATGATTTGGAAGACTTTTATCGACGAAACCATCACCATAGAGGGAATGATGTAATCGCGTTCGGTAAACATCACTTTGGTAGAAATAACGTTGAAGAGGGTCTCCAGATATCTGCGGATTTTGTGGATAAACATTCTAGGCACGGCATGCTTAACTTGATCGTGAAGTCTAACCACGATGAAGCATTGGATAGATGGTTGCAGGAAGCTGAACCGAAACACGATCCAGAAAATGCAATTCTATACCACTACTTGAAACGACACCAGTACAAAAGTGTAAAAATGAGTAAGACGGGGTTCTCCAGTTTTGATCCATTTAAGTTTTGGTGTGAAAATCCCGAATCATTAAAGGGTCTTAGAAGTATTGATGACACATACTTCTTAAAGCGAGATGAATCATTCGTTGTCAATGGTGTGGAGATCGGTTTCCATGGCGACAAGGGACCAAACGGTGCTAGAGGAAGTTTAAATAATTTCGCTAAGATTGGCCCTAAAACTGTAATAGGTCACAGCCACTCACCGGGCATTTTTCATGGAGCATATCAAGTTGGTGTGAGTGCTCACAAAGACTTGGAATATGCTTCCGGCCCTAGTAGTTGGATGCAAACACACTGTATCATCTACCCAGATGGTTATAGGACACTGGTGCATATTGTCAAGGGTAAGTGGACGCTATGAAGAAGATATACATAGTAGAATTACCCAAAGGCACGAAGGTAGAAGTTATGAAAGGCATACAACGAATGTTAGAGAAAAAATTTCCCGAAAGGGGCTGGTTGGTTATGACAGAAGCTGTTAAAGTATACGAATTGGGATTGGGATAATGCACCCCGCTATACATAATATTAGAAAACTGTGTGTGGGCCGAGAAGAGTCATATACTAGTCCGGCTCACACTTTTTTCAAATCTCCCGCTTGTGGTGTACAAATTAGTAGTGGTAACATGGGTTATAATAAATTTATCCCTAACCCACAACAACAGAAAGTATTGGCTTTTATAAATGACAATGATAATAGTGTAATAGTTGGCCCAAGACAGTCAGGAATTAGTACAGCCGTTATGGGATATTTTTTATATGAGTTTCTACATGCCCCACATCCAGTCATGGGAATTACTGCAAACAGTTTTGCTCAAGCGAAGCACACGCTTGAAGAGTTTCGCGATCTGCTTCTCTCGGTGATGCCCGTGGGAAACATTGAAGTAGATAATCGTAACGAGATTCGATTAAAAAGTACTGGTGCTGTAATAACTATTGATCACGATGTTAATGCCTTTAAGGGTATGGCTATAAAATACCTATATTTCGAAGACTGTGATTTTGGTCGAACAGTTGATCAAAAAATTAATAACATTTTACCGGTCGTGAATACAATAAATGGTAGTAGAGTGATATTAGGCTCTAGTGGTGTGGGTATACCACCAGCGTTCCTTAAAAACCACCCCGCCTTTAACCTGTTACGGTTGTAATAGAGAATGATAATATGGGATTGTGGTAAAATAAAGTTTTAAAAGCGGCACCCCCAAAAATCGGAGTAGAATTTCATAACTAAATAATGTTAACAAACAAACTGTTAGCATAATGAGTAGAAAAAGCAATCCTAGATTAAAACGGTCATTCACCACCCAGACATATACAGCCGAACAGGCAAAAGAATTACTGCGATGTGCTAGAGACCCAGTATATTTCATCAATAATTATGTTTTCATCAAACATCCTGTCCGTGGACAGATTAAGTTTGACATGTATGATTATCAAGAAAATATGGTACGTCAGTTTGAAGAACACCGCTATAACATCGTTCTAGCCTCAAGACAGGTTGGTAAAACTGAAACATCCGCAGCATATCTCTTATGGTATGCATTGTTCAACGAAGAGAAAATGATTCTGATACTATCAAACAAATCTGATGGTGCCAAAGAAATCATTTCTAAGATACAAAATGCTTATGAAGAGTTACCACATTGGCTTAAGCCCGGAATAGATGATAACTCTTGGAACAAACATGAATGTCTTTTTGACAATAAGTCTAGAATACTTGCTGGTGCCACCTCGCCAGATTCGGCTCGTGGTCTAGCTATTAGTTTACTGTACCTAGACGAGTTCGCATTTGTAAAGACTCACTTACAAGAAGAATTCTGGACATCCGTTCTTCCAACACTATCTACTGGTGGTTCTTGTATCATTTCTAGTACACCAAACGGCAATAGTAATAGATTTGCCCAAATGTGGAGAGAGGCCAACAATGATGGAGAATTCTTTCCTACTAAAGTACCATGGGATGCACCTCCGGGTAGAGATGAAAAATTTAAGAAGGAACAAATTGGTATACTTGGTAATAGAAAATGGCTACAAGAATTTGAGTGTTTTTTTCTATCATCAGATGTCACACTTATTGACAACTTTGTACTCACTCAGATAGAAAAAGAGTTGGAGCAACTGTATAAAGATAATGGTGGTGATCCTATTATAGAAATGACGGTAGCTGATGTTGAATTCTTTAAGAAGCCCAAAAAATCACTGGCCTATATTGTCAGTGTTGATGTGGGCACGGGGTCTGGAAAAGATTATTCTGTCATACAAATAACAGAATTTCCAACAATGAAACAGGTTGGGCAGTTTAGATCAAACACAACCTCAGAAAAGTTCTTATATTCTAAGCTCAAGAATATATTATTGTTCCTTGAACAAAATAGTAAGGAAGTATACTTCTCGGTTGAGAATAATGGTGTTGGTGCTAGTATATTAGCATTGTACGAGTTTGATGATAGACCACCAACGAAGTCATATTTAATATCAGATGTAAACACTAAGAGACTTGGTATTGCCATGTCTGAGCAGGTTAAACGCAGAACAGCACTTAAACTCAAGTCTATGGTGGAATCCGGGTCATATAAAATGCATTGTTTAGAACTAGTAAAAGAGTTTAAAAACTACACTAGACAGGGAGCAACATTTAAGGCAGAGGTTGGAGCAACCGATGATATTATTGCTTCACTATTAATAATGGTTAGAATGCTTGAAGAGATGGCTGATTTTAACCCATATGCTTATGAAACGGTTTATAACGCCAAGGGTTATGATGATAAACAAGAAGAATGGACAGAACGTTTTGTAGACGATCCACAAAATCTAGACGATGCTCCAATGCCTATCGTTTTCTGATAAATAGTAAGAACGCATACTAACTGTTATGAAACTGGACCTTCTTTTCGAAAGATCAATGAACTCTCTTGTTACTGTCACCCGACAAAATTTTGGTGGCGGTAGAGATGATCGCTCAAATGTAATCCAAATAAGTAATGTTAGGTACATTCCATCAGTTCAACAGAAGTGGCTTGAAATTAGATGTGATACATCAGGTAGTGATGGAAAGAGTTATGAAACCGTTATAAGGTTTGATGGTGTTGAATTCATTGATAAAGATACATTCAATAATTCAACTAGTGATTCATCAATGCAAGTAGTTGATTTAACTGCAACGGATGGCAACCTGTATTATGCACGATACGATAATACTAAATCATTAGATGTACAAGTACGATGTGGCTGTGAAGATTTCAGATGGAGATTTGCCCCATACAATCATGGGGATGGTAGCTTATATGGTAATGCACCACCCATGTATAGTAAAAAAACTAATAGACCTCCGGTTAATCCATCAAAAACACCGGGTGTTTGTAAACACTTAAGAAAGCTAAAGAGTGAATTAGAAAGAGAAGATTTTTTCAGATTGTTGTTGAACTAAGTTTTCGAAGAGTTAGAAAAAGTATATTATTCATACTTGTATTATATAAGTAAAAATAATTGATATTTAATTTGACAACATATTCCAAGACTATATACTATAACAAGTTGAGAAAGGGACATATGGTATGTCCATAAGAATGATCTAAGACTCTACGTTAAAGAAAAGCCTTAGATAAATTGAAATGCTAAGAACTAAAGGAGAAATAAGCATGGCTAGAAAATCGATGAAAGAAATCCGCGCCCTCGCAAAGAAAAAAGTAGAAGGTGGTGGTAACAATAACAATAAAACGTATAACAAAGACATTTACCCATTCTGGCAAATGAAAGAAAATGAGTCAGCAAAGGTAAGATTCCTACCAGACAAGAATAAAGATAATGATTTCCCGTTTATTGAGCGACTAGATCACTGGCTTACAATTGACGGCAAGAATAGAAAAATCGTATGTCCCAAGACAGAAGCCTTTGGTGGCACTAAGTGTCCCATATGCGAATTGTCTGCCGACTATTATGATGCCGACGATAAGGTAAGTGGAAAAGCATATTATCGAAGTGCTGTACACTTGGCTAAAGCATTAGTCTTAGAAGACCCACTCCCACCTGATCCAGAAACCGGAGAAACGTATGTTGGTAAAGTTGTTACCCTACAACTAGGTTATCAACTTTACACAAAGTTTATGGAAGACTTGGGTAACATCTTCGAAGATGATGATCCACTACCATGGGAACTTGATAACGGCTTTAATTTCAATCTCAAGAAGACTAAGAATGCCAAGGGTCATCCTAAGTGGGATTCATCTTCATACTTTGACCGCAACGCTTCGGCTATCCCGGACGAATATCTGGAGAACATTGAACTTATTGATCTGAAAGAAATTCTCGGTGATGTTACTACCTATGATGAAGTTAACTTACTGTTAGAACAACATCTAAACGGTTCCACCGATGATGGCGATAGTCTTGAGACCAAGAGGACTACAAAAGCCAGTTCAGAAAAGACTTCTAAAAGAGCAGCAATGTTGAAGAGATTATCTGGAGATGACGATGATGACGATGACTCACTCGAAGACGTACCAAACTTTGATGACGATAGTCCAACAGGCTCAACCGTGGTTGAAGCATCGGAGGAAGCAATCGATGATGATGACGATGACGATGACGATGATGATCTAGGTGATCTTAAGAAGCTTATTAAGAAGAGAAGAAAGTCTTAAAGCTTTTAGATTGATATAAATCATCGAAGCCTATATCCTAGATATAGGCTTCTTTACTACACTTAAGGAGAAAAGAATGAGTGATGTATTTAAAGGTTTTAAACAGAAAAGAAACAAACTAGATGGTGTATCCACGGCATCTGCTCCACCGAAACACTGGCTTACAACAGGTAACTATGTAGCCAATAAAGTAATATCGGGGAGATATGATAGAGGATATGCATGTAGTAGAATGACCATGGTCACTGGACCATCATCTGCGGGTAAAAGTTTGATGGCAATAGCTGCCGCCGTAGAAGCACAAAAGAAAGGATACGGTGTGTTTATCGTAGACTCAGAACATGCACTTGATGATGATTTTATGAAAGCTGTAGGTTTAGATGTGGATAGCGAACTTTTCATGTATAACGATGTAAAGTCTCTCGCAGCAGCTAAAAAACTTACTAACATGTTCATAGAAGAATATCGCAGCAATCGCGACCATTTACCACCATTTGTATTACTGATCGATAGCTTGGATCAACTCAAAACCAAATCTCACGTTGAAAAACAAGAGCGAGGTGATGTCCATAATGACCAAGGCCAACACGCCAAGCAACTAAAGCAGCTATGCTCTGATTTGGCACATGAGATTAGAGATGTTGATATCTTTGGTATATGTACTAAACAGCCATATAAAAACCAAGACCTTATAATGTCTAAAGTTGAGCCATATATTATAACAGAGGCTATGAGATTTCCATTCTCACAGATTCTGCTTTTGACGAACCGTAAAATGCGGGATGCTAAAACTAAGAACTTTGAGGGTATCAACTTGAAGGTTTACGGATACAAGACTAGATTCTGTAAACCTTTTCAGGCAGCTTCAATAGAAATACCATATGACTCAGGTATTAACCCGTTTAGTGGTATCTTAGAAGTTGCCGAATCAGCGGGTATTGTTACTAAATCTGGGGCATGGTACACATATGATGATACTAAGTTTCAATCAATAAACGCTGCTTCGGAAGAAACTTTGAATAGTATACTACAAGCCCTTATCGAAAAAGATGAGGCTGAGAGTTTCTATTTAAATACCGGTGAAGACGCTGATGAAGATACTGATGACTAAAAGTCTTAGGGAAACTCTATTAGAGCGGGATCAGATGTATGCTGAATACTTAAAGGACATTTCCCTCCACATAGGAGGGAAATTGTCGAAAGCTTTAAGTGAAGTTATATTCGATAATAAAATTATAACTATTATGGTTGAAGATATAAGTGTGGTAACACAAAATATCAACTATGTTTATGTGGTGATAGTAGCCCGATTGGGAAATGTAGACCAACAGGACATATCACAATCAGGGAATAGTATCTCGTTTGCAATACCGTTGGAGATTCTAGATAATGGTGATAGTAATGATATTACCGAATACCTTAAAGAGCTTAAAAACCACCAAGAGTCAGAGGGTAGTCCTATATCACCTGATGGTGGAATGGAATATGTAGAAAGAATCATTGATCGAGTTAAAAAAAAGGCAGAAGGAGAAACAATCCAAGAACCTATTACTGATCACGAATTAGATGAAACACAAATAGCTTTAATGAAATTAACAGAGCTTAAGGACACTAAACACTAAAATGACACAGAAGATACAAAAGGTATTAAGTTTAAAGGATGCTGAGAAGTTCTTGAAAATACTCAATGAACTCGAAGACCGTATGTCTGGGTGGAAAGAAAACGTTTCATTGGATGGAAAAAATATTCAAACTGTTAATATTGAACAAGTTGCTTGGATGGGATACTATGATGAGATCAAGGTTGAAGTGAAACACCATATGGATGACCTAGAGCATAGATTGAAAAGACAAAAGGCAATATCTATAAAAATCATTTATGAAACAATGCAAAAATCTGTGACAGATCGCATGGTTGACAAACTCGCTGAAGAGAATACAGATTATGAAAATATATATTCACTATATCTGGAATTCAAACACGTGTATGATAAAGCAGATTCTATTGTGAACGTGTTTCAGCAACGCGCTTATGCGATAAACAATATCGTAAAGATTAGAGAAAAAGAATTACAAGAGATTACACTACACACATGAAAAAAACCACATTAACCGTTCGTATGATTGATGAAGTACATGCTACCGTAAGCGGCCTAACACCGGTTGAGTGTGAGGATGTCAGTGATGAGTTTGCATTCTATGCCGATAACTATTTTTTTAGTCCCGATTATCAGTTAGAGAAGTGGGACGGAAAAATTAGATTCTTAACCATGGCGGGACTAACCTATTTGGAACTTCTCCCAGATGTTGTAGCAGAATTGGAAAGTCGAGGATATAAGATAAAACTGGTAGATGATAGAAAACCTTTTGACTTGGAGGTTGGGACAGTTGATAAAGATTATTTTTCTGAATACGGCTGGACTATTGCTGAACACCAACTTAAAGCTATCAAGGCCATATTAGAAGATCACAAAGGAATCATCAAGGTTGGAACAGGTGGCGGTAAGACGTTGATAACAGCGGTTTTAGCTGACTTGTATATCAAGGCTGGAAAAAGAATTATTGTCATTGTTCCCAATCAAGACCTTATTGTTCAAACAAAGGAAGAAATAGAACAGTTTGATATAGAAGTTGGTGCATATTATCAAAAGGAAAAAAATCTTAAACCAGCAGTTGTTGTTTCCACATGGCAGTCCCTTGGAAACAATCCTAGAATTTTGAACGATTTTGACGGAGTCATGGTTGACGAATGTCACGGCTCAAAGGCTGCAACACTTAAAAAGTTATTAACGGGTGTTACTGGTAAAAATATACCTATACGTATAGGACTAACTGGGACACTCCCCGATCATGACACTAATAAACTTACTGTGTTTTGTGCATTGGGTCCAACGGTAGCTGAAGTTCGATCAGAAACATTAATAAAAGAAGGATGGCTTGCAAAACTCAACTTAGTAATGATGGGATTCAAGGAAGACTTCAAAGAGGAATATGCAGAATTTTTAGAAGAGAACAAAAACGATTCCGAACTCAAAGACATAAAATATGCAGAGTTTAAAAGAAGGTTCTTGTTTCCGGAATACCAAAACGAAAAAAATTATCTTATCCACAACCCGGAAAGATTAGAAACGCTTGCGATGACTATAAAAAAATTAACACAAGAATATGGTAATAGTTTTGTACTCGTCAATTCTGTAGACTTTGGTAAGAAGTTGGCGAAGTTGGTTGGCGACAATTCCATATTCATTAGTGCTGCCATTAAGGATCGGAAACCGATTTATAAGAGTTTTGATGATAGTAATGGATTGGTCGGTATAGCCACGTATAACTTGGCAAGTACTGGATTAAATATTCCCAGACTATTTAATGTAATCCTTGTCGATGGTGGAAAGTCTTCAGTTCGAGTTGTTCAGACTATTGGCCGAGGATTACGTCGAGCCAAAGATAAAGATCAGGTTAATGTAATTGACGTATATTCAGCACTCCCATATTCTAGTAAACACTCAATGAAGAGGCGTAAGATATACAAAGAGGAAAATTATGACTTTTTGGATACACGCTCTGTGAAGTATGAATCACAAAAAGATAAAGAAAATGCTGTACAAAATATTTTGAAGACAGTACAATCACTAAGAGTTGATAGTAAATTAGAACAAGAGGTATTTGATTAATGGTCTTTTTAGACGAAAACAATGTTCCAATATTTTTGGAAAGTATAGACATTCCCACAGTATCAGAGTATTTCTGGAGCTTTTCTTTAAAAGAGAGAGACTTCATGCTCAATGAAATTATTACTTTGGAAGAGATGGAGGTGTCAGCCTTAACTCTGGCAATCATGGGATATGTAATCAAAGTACCAACCTCTTGGAATATGTTAATATACTCACAAGAAACTATGCAGATTGATATTATCGAAGTACATGAGTTGACTAAGGGCAACTTCAGTGCAGTTGTGTACGATCACAAGAGGGACTATGTTGTCCCCGGTGCTGGATTGGTTAGAGTATTAGATTACATTCCACATAATAAGATTATGACTCCAACGCTCCATAAATCCACAATGTTATGTCACCCTATTGGGCCTACACATTGGGTGTGTGTTTCACCTACAGATAATTACAATAAATATTTGAAAGACGCAGTTATAGGAGATTTGTACTAATGGCGATAAAAAACAAAAAGTTTTCAGTTTCGGAATTCCAAACTTGGTTAGATGGTATTATGGAATTTCAGGAATCTGGATGGTCACCCACCCCAGAACAATGGAAGTCTATTTATCAAAAGATACAGAACTTGAAAGAGCCTGTACTAACCCCTAGAAAGGTTTCTATCGACGATGATTCTAGGAGTGAAATGGTGGACGAAATATTACAAAGTATCCCGGACATTAGTGGAGTTGACTTTGAATTAATGAGTAATGTATTGAACGCAATTCTAAACCAAATGCGTCAGGGCGCTACAGTGACACCACCACAACCCCATCAACAGCAACCCCAACAGGTAAATCCCAACACCCTCGCCCCTACAGCAGCAGTGCCGGGTAACGATCTGGCCAACCTCTCTTTAAGTGAATTGAAAAGACAACAGGGTCACGACAATGTTAACATGGGGCAAAGCAGCGATCAGCGCATATTGGAGTCTGACGAAGCTATGGACTCATACGTTTAATAACCAATGTCGGTTTATTATGAGAAATTAAAAGATCGAGACCTTTGGATTGACGGTGAATCCAGTCTATCTATTGATACTATATGTGATCGAATATTTTCAGGCGAAGAACCAACAGAAATCCTAAAAAATAATCTGATTAGTGAGAGGGACCAAAAAGAGATAAAAAGGTTTTTAACTCTCACCCCGGAACATAAAAATGTACAAGCAGTTTTTAAGGACAAAGCGTCTATAAAAAAACTTGATACATCGTTTGACATACATGACAGTTATAAAAATAAAAGTATAGAGCATGTTTTAGTCAAGAAGCTAAAAGGGGAAATTATTAAAAAGAATTTGACCGATGATGAAACTATGGAACGGGTTGACCGCATAGAGAAAGAGATACAACTGTTCAGGAATCATGGACTACATGACGTACTGGGAGCATGTTTGTATATTGTCGATACACTTAAACGTAGGAGTGTTGTTTGGGGTCCCGGTCGAGGGAGTGCTTGTTGTTCTTATGTATTATACTTGATAGGCATTCACAATATCGATAGTGTGGCGTTTGAATTAGAAATAAACGAGTTCCTAAGATAGTTATAAATAGAAACGCGAAACCTATAGGAGTTACAAACATAATGGCTAGAAAAGTGAAAAGTATAAAAGGTGAAGAGGTTGATTTTGATCTTTTGAAAACGAAGCAGGAATTAGGTGAAAAGGAACGTGTTCTTGAAGTACGAGATCGAGAAGATTTTGTACACACCAAGAGGCGTACCCGTGGAAGAGCGGCATTACTGGATCGTTTGAACAAAAATAAGAAGACCCGAGAGTCTGACACAAAAACTAAAAGTTCTACAACCAACGTTGACTCTACAACTAAAACATCATCTGAAACCGTTGCACCCAAGTCTAAACCGAAAAGAAAGATTGTTAAAAAAGACTAAGGAAAACTATGAAAATATCATTACTTGAAGACAAAATATCATTTCGTTTTGAAGAAAACATCTCTAACGGGGGGTTTGTTGAGCAAACTCAATCCGGTATTTTAATCCAAGAAGAACACTCTAAACAGGTTGAACAGCCACGCTGGGGTATCGTACATCAAATCGGTCCCGAATGTGTGGATGTAAAAGAGGGTGACGTTGTCCTCATCGAAGCTCCCATGTGGACAAATGGTATTGATATGAACGGCACCGTTGAGGAGTTTTGGGTGACGCGAGAAGAATATGTAATGGCAATTCGCTAATTTTACTATAAATAGTTAGATAATATAAGCTTTATAAACTATGCCATTTTTAATAATGATGATTATCGGCACTTTCTCAATTGCAAGTGCCGCCATATATTTCAGTGTGTTGGGACTAGTACAGACATTCTCCGAAACCGCACTGTTTTGGGGAACCGCAATAGAGGTGGCCAAACTTATACTGGCCTCCTTCGTATATAGATACTGGGACGACCTCCAAACTTTCTACCGAGCATTATGTATATTCTTCATTGGAATGTTGATGGTGATTACCTCTTTGGGTATATCTGGCCATATTTTGTCGTCTATGCAACAAAGTGATCTCGAACTCTCATCTCAACAAATACAAGTACAAGCGGTTGAAACTCGTCTATCTAGAACACAAGATAGGATTGACTTCATTGATCAAAGACTTGACCAAGAGCGTACCAGATTTCAGGCAATAGAAGATGAAATATCCGAGATACCGAATACATTTGTCACAGCCAGAAGACAACTCATACAAGAAAGACAACCAGAGAAAGATGAAATACAGGACAGGATGAATGGGATGTTTGTTGAAAGGGAAACCCTATTCCAACAACTAGAAGAGTCGGAACAAGAGATATCACAGCTTTCACTACAAACGGAACAGATTGAAATAAAGGTTGGACCAATCGTTAAAATTGTAGAAACCTTCGGGGCAGATGCAGAAAAAGCAATTTATATATTCATTTTAATTATCGTGTTGAGTTTTGACCCGGTGGCAGTAATGTTAACAATTTCATCAAACCGGGTGGCACTAGATATAAAACATAAAAAGCAACAGACCGTAGACGGTGTTGTTGAGCCGAAAATACCCGTAGCAACTAACACAAATGATAAAAAATTGGATCAAATCGTTGATACTATGGGGAACCTTCAGGCCAAATTGGATGAGGATGACGAAAGAAAACGTCAGGTTAGAGATTCTTTATCTTGATGTATAGTCACTAAGCCCCTATAATTGTCTCCATATACAGGAGACAGTTCATGCCTAAACAGCTTTGGTGGCAAAAACACCGCCCATCTACACTAGACAATTTTATTTTCCAGAACCAAGAACAGGAAATGTTTATACGAAAGTGTGTGGAGGAAAAGAGTATCCCACACTTACTATTACATGGTCCAAAAGGTTCAGGTAAAACAACACTTGCAGAAATTATCATTTCTGCATTAGTTGAACCGGACAACATTTCGTCCGACGTTCTCCGCATCAATGGTTCAAAAGACGGCAAGATTGATAATATCCGTAATCAGTTGGTCAATCATGTCACCTGCATTCCCATGGGCGACATACAGATCGTTTTTGTGGATGAGGCTGACGGTTTGTCATCTTCGGCCCAAGACTCTCTTAGGGGCATCCTAGAGATGTATGACAAGGATGCGAGAGTTATCTTTACATGCAATTATGTAAATAGGTTAACTCCTGAACTCCGTTCACGCTTCACCCAAATGAAGTTTAATCACCCAAGTAAGGATTCTGTCATTGAATACTGTGCTGATATTCTCGATGCCGAGGGTGTTAGCCTTGAGGATGAAGGAAACTTGAAAGCGTTCAAGGAAATAACGGATTCTTACACTGGTGATCTTCGACAACTAGTAATAAGTTTAGACAATTCAACATATGGTGATTCGTTAAAGAGTTCATCAATTGAAGATGCCAGTGTAGATATAAAACTACAGATTTTTGATAGTGTAGCAGAAGATAACTGGATACAAGCTAGACGAATAGCAGCCGAGAACTTTAGTGATGATGAACTGATTGAAGTGTATCGCTTTCTATATGAATATCTCGAAGATATGGAGAAATTCGACGATCCTGATAGTTGGAAGAAGGGAATCGTGATTATATCGGATAATATGTATCGACATGCGACCCATCCTGATCAGGAAATAAATTTTGCAAGTTGTCTAATTAGACTATCAGAGGTGTAATATGAGATTATCAGAAGATCAAGTTAAAGAGGACTTAGACCGTGTGTCTAGGTTTCCGGAAAACGCAGACAAACTTTCTTGGAGAAGAAAGTTAGAGAAGATGGAAAAGTTTCTAACAGAGTTGGAACCAATTGAAGAGGAAATCTTTGAGTTATACCAACAAAAGATTCCTATAATGGATAAGGTCACACAACTCAGAAAGATCATGGTGGATGAATGTATTCACCCAAAAGATCACCTTGTACATAAGGGAACCCATATTGAGTGTAAGTTCTGTAACAAAATAATAAAGCCGGTCAGAAAAAGTGGCTGATATATTTGAACAATTAAACAAAATAGATAGCTTTGATGTATCTGCTATTGATGATGACGAGTTTTTCAAACAGTTTAACCCGTTCATGATTAACAAGTGGATGGCTGCTACAACTAATCCTAAAAGGATTCTATTGGTTAATGGGATACTGAACCCCACCATCTTCCAATTAAACAGAGAAAAGAAGCTGTTGTATTACCTATCGTGCTGTGCCTCTACAGGTAAAGAACGGTATACTTGGATCAAACGACCTAAGAATACACCAGACCCCATTGTGGATTTGGTTTCAGTCTATTATGGAATTTCACCTAGGGAAGCTAAACAATCGTTGATACTTCTTTCGAAAGATGATATTCTAGAAATGGCTGAAGATATTGGCCTAGAAAAGTCGGAAGTAAAGAAACTAAAGAAACATCTATGATCCCTAAATTTCACCAATGTGAGTTTTGCTCTAAGACTTTTGCCAATGAAAAAAATCTGAGCAAACATAGTTGTGAGTACCAAAAAAGGTACGAATATTTAACCGAGAAGGGTTCTGGTGTAACACTATACAGGCTTTATATTTTTTGGTTGAAAGATAAGAAGCGATCAGTACGCTATGTTGATCATCATACATTTATCCATTCTACTCACTACAAACCATTTGTTAGGTTCATACAGTTTGCAAAAAAGTATAGTCTTCCGGATAAAAAATTGTACATATCATACTGCAATAGTAAGAACATTAGTCCTAAGTATTGGGATGATCAAGAACTGTATGAGAGATTCATTTGCTACTATGATGAAATACATCCGTACTATAAACAACTAGAAACTAGCTTTAAAACAATATTTCAAATATGTGAGTGGTTAGAGTTAGATGACCCTTCCCAAATATTTTCAGAGCTTGATAGTAAAACAGTATTAGAATTACTGAGGCGCAGAAAAATATCACCATGGTTGTTTTTCAATAGTGAAGTGTTTTTGGATTATCTAAAGACAAAGGCTTCTGCCAGTGAGAGGGATCATGTACAACAGGTCACTAACCCTAAACGTTGGAGGGGGATTTTCGAATCTAAACCCAATGAGAGAAAAAAGGCTATTGATATAATAAAGCAAATGGGACTTTGATAAACCACCCTAAAGGTGTGGGCCTCATGCACACTTTTATAAATAGTGATGATCAGAAGAACTATTGTAGATGGCCATAAATTGTAACGACTCTTCTTATACCATTAGAAAGGTAGATACCAACACCAGTGAGATCACTGTAAACAAAGGTGAGATCAACCAAACTAGTGTTGATCTAACATTGTTGGGTAAAAGACGGAGAGAGTATGGGGAAACCTTTAACGAAAACTTATTAAAACTTTTAGAGAACTTTAGTTCTCCAGAAGATGCAACTAATCCCGGTAATCCCGATCCGGCTAACACTAGTGGTGGAGTTTTGGCTAACCCAACTGCTGGTCAAGTATGGCATAATTCTACAGCCGATAGACTCTATCAGTTTACGGGTGCTGCATGGGTAGCATTAGAAGAACTGGGTGATGTCGCAGGAAATTCAGGAATTATAAGCAGTGGTCAACAGCTTCCTAGACCCGTTAGTTCATATACTGGATACGTTTTCCCATATGAGGAATGTAGCTGGATTGTATCACCTCGAAGCTTTGGTACAGAACCAATAGAATATATGTTGTGTGTTACTGATGATCAAGCCAACGTGACGTTTGAATATCTAGTAGAAGGTATGTCTGACGTAAGAACTAGTCTCGTTAATTACCAAATAATAGGTATACGAGATAATGCAAACTTGGGTATACAGGTTAGTCCCGGCCCACGCCCATCACCAACACCGACACCAACACCAAGTAGTTCTACTGGTCTTACTGCAACACCGACACCAACACCTTCTGTGGGCGCGTCACAGTCAGCAACACCGACACCGACACCGACACCGAGTACGAGTGGAATAGCACCGTCAGCAACACCGACACCGACACCAACACCTTCTCAGGGTGCGTCACAGTCAACAACACCAACACCGACACCGACCTCGTCACAGTCAGCAACACCGACACCGACACCAACCTCAACAACTACTCCGACACCAACACCGAGTACTTCTGTTGCAGCGTTGACGTTGGCTGGACCGAGCACGATTTCTAACTTGAAAGCGGACACATGTATTCAGGGTTCTCCCGGCTCTCTAGCTACAGCATTTGTCATAACTGCGACTGGTGGAACCGGGCCATATACATATAGTAATGTTAGTATATCGCTATCCGCGAACGTACCCGCGAACGTAACGAGTATAACAATATCACCTACCACAATACCTTCACCGGTAACTGGAGGCTTTACTATTACTGTTAGTTACCCCGAAGATTGTGCTACGTGGGCGGTTACTGGTACTGTGACAATGAGAGTCACAGATGACAATAGTGTCACAGATGACTTGACAATACCAGTCAATAGTATTCAACGAATTGAAGATGGATAATAGAGAGATATTATGACATATAATGTAGATTTTACTGACCCACTAAAAGCACCCATAGAGGTAGAAGAAACCGGACTAAACGAAGACTTCAGTGTCTCGTTCCCCGGAAGAATTCGACTGGAGTGGGGAAAGGATGTAAATGAGAGCCTTCTTAGAATGTTGGAGAACTTTGCATCTCCTGCATTAGATGCTAACGAAAATGTACCAGATGAAGCATACTCTGGCACTATTCTCTCAAACCCGGTGGATGGTCAGGTATGGTATAACACCACAAATGAAAGAATATACAAGTATTCAGAAACATTAGCAGTTTGGACTCCATTAGGAAACAGGGGCCAAATGTACGCAGCCAACTGGGGCCAAATACAGAATGGGGCCACTGTGCCAAGACCGGTTGCTAGTAACGGTTACGTTTTTCCGTATGACGAATGCATAGTTTCAGTATCACCACACAATTATTTGGATGGTACTAAAAATATGTTATGTCGAGTTAATCAGACTACTGGTGTTGTTCAAATGCTTTATATCACAAAGGGCACAAACCAATCAATAAGCGGTATAGCTAACTACATGATAGTCGGCATTTTGAAAAACCAAAACCAAGGATAAATAGAGCATACTCTACGGAAAATATAATGTACATACTCGTTAATCAACAAAACATAATTGTGGCCAGTTCTACTAACAAGCCAAGTGAACCCGATTGTTCGGAAAAGGGGCTTATAATTTACAAAGTGGCTAAGAGTGAGTATGATCCAACATTAATAGGACAACAACTAGATACATTCGATACAGTAGAGAGACAATAATGACAACCACTTACAACCTTTCCAAAACAGATCAAACAAAAAGTACTATCCAAATTGATGAGAATACTAAGATCACCAATCTTGTTGATATCGTACTGTTTGGGTATAAAAAGCTGGAATACGGTCGTGAGTTGAATGAAAACTTTTTACATTTATTAGAAAGTTTTGCGTGTCCACAACTGGGTTCGGATGATTCTACCCCCGATACTTCTAGAGCAAACTACGGAAAACTATCTGAAGCAAAATTAATTGAAGGACAGTTCTGGTATAACACTACGGCTTCCGTTTTAAACTTTTGGGACGGAACACAGTGGGTACCTTTGTCGAATCTCGGAGAAGAAATTGCAGCCAACTGGGGCCAGATTCTAGATGGACAGCAGTTACCAAGACCGGAAAGTGCTTCAGGATATCTGTTCCCATATGAAGAATGTAGTTGGATTGTCTCAACGTTTAACCAGAACGGCCTGATAGACAATATGGTATGTAGAACTGATGATATAGCAACTGTTGAAATGACGTATATTTATGATGGGGCGGGAACTACCACTGGTGCAGTTGCCAACTATTTGATTGTGGGGATTAAGGATAATAATAACATAGGTACCCAAATACCTGTACCACCACCCCTACCTTCGTCTGTACCGGAACCATCACAAACTCCAACACCGACACCAAGTACTTCGGTTGGTGCGTCTCAAACTCCAACCCCAACACCTACCCCGACTCCAACCGAGTCAGGACCAGCAGTGTTTAACCCACTGGTGTTGAGAGTTAACAGCCCACTAACGGCTACGTGTTCCGGAGCTTCAAGTTGTACGGCATCTAGGGTTGTTACAAGTGGTGATTATACGATAGCGGGTGGAAGTGGTAACTACACATATTTGTGGCAGTCCATATCCCCAACAACGTTTAACCTTAGTAGCAGTACGAGTGCAACACCAACGATGCTAAGAACTGCCAATGTGGGATCAACATATAGTGGAACCGGAAGATTGACGGTAACTGATACAATAACCATGGAAACCGTTTCTAGGCTATTTTCGTTCAACACCACTCATAATTTTATTGGTGTTACTAATACACCTACACCAACGCCAACACCTACACCAACACCAAGTAGAAGTGTGACACCTACGCCTACGCCAACACCTACCCCAAGTAATAGTGGTGCAGAGACACTAACGGCAACGGTTTCTGGTTCTTGTGGTTCGGTTATAACAACCTTTAATGATTCACTCTGTATGGGTGGAGTCTTTAACGGAATTTCTGATGCTGTAACGGTCGTACCATCCTCAATCGTTGTGCCATCTGGTGGTGTTGGACCATATACCTACTCAGTGAACCCTGCTTCTGTAGTCACAAATACTACAGGTAATGGACTTCTACAAGGGGTTAATGCCAACAGTCCACTTCCCGGCCAAATAACAGTCCAGTATGGAAACGGGCCAACACAAAGTAGCCAGTTAACGTATAACATAGATGTTACATGTACAATTGTGGTAACTGATTCTATCGGTAATACCTTTAACCGCACAGGAGTCTTGTGTACAATTGTTATTGATAGAAGTTGCAATGACCCTGAATAAGATGGTATAATGTCAGTATGAGAGAAATAAAAAATCTTAAAACCTCTAAGACTGAAGACCAAATAAGAGATGAAATTTTGGCACTACGTGCCAAGAAAGTGAGCCAGTTGGCATATACCGACTGGACACAACTAAAGGATGTCACATTAGAAAATGCTAATGATTTTGGGGCATGGAGGTCTGAACTCCGACGATACAAAATACGTCACAACGAAGACTCCAAAAAATTGGATGAAATAATTTCCAGAAAGCCAGTAGCAATACTATCAAACACTGCATCAACTGTAGTGGGTACGGATACCCCGCTCCCCAATTATGTGGGTCCACCAACTGACTTACCAGAACCAACATCGCATGGAACTCCTGTAATCACACGCACAAATGAAGAGTGGCGCAATTTTCCGGATAGAGCACCATTGACATCTATGAAAAATGCCATGGATAAACTTACTGAAATTTTGACAGCGGATAAAAGCATTGAATTAGAAAACGCAGATGTTGGTAGTTATAATTTGTTTAGGTTGATACAAGAAGAATTGATTGACTATGAAAACATGGCATCAGACAATCCTCCCAAGTTCCTCAAACGGTATATGGATGTATTGGGATATTCCCACACTGATCCCGAAAACCTTATACAATTAGATATAATATGTAAAAATTATTTCACCAACATCAACGAAATATTTTTTCGGTTTGAAGAAAAGATTCGAAGAGTTTACAATATGTCCAACGATGAACTAACAAAGGAGTTGGGCGAACGTGGATATAGATATAGACCTTCAGACTAGTGTAGACACACAAGAGCTTTTCCCACGTGCTATACGTGCCTCTATGAATGAAAGGGGTGAACTTAAAACACATTTAGTGGGAAATTATTTTCAACACATTCCAGTAGATAAGGAAACGGGCCTTGCGGCAATAACATATAAAAAAGCTCTGGAATATGGGTTTTTTAAAATTGACCTCATTCATCTAAAACTTTTAGACCGTTTTGAATCTAAGGATCAGTTGGAGAAATATATGTTTAGAGAACCCAAGTGGGAAATGTTCACTGATTCCACTGTTGTTTCCAAACTGTTTCATTTATATAAGTCATATGATTTGTTGGCAAAAGTTAAGCCTTGTTCAGTTTTGGAAGTTGCAGATTGTCTAGCCTTAATTCGTCCGGGCAAAGTACGTTTGATAAATAGTTACATCAAAGACAAAAAGGCGATCAGACAGGAGCTATACAGGAAAGAACAGGCCAGTGATTTGAGAAAATCTCACGCCATTCCCTACGCCTACTTAGTTATAGCTAATATTAATCTGATCGAAGACGGACTCTATGAAACTTTATAATATTTTTGAAGACCAAATATCATTGTCAGATAGACAAAAGTATGTATTGGCAAAGATAACAATGGCTGCAACACCACTATTGGCATATGAAGCCATTGTTGATTCGGAACCAGATGTAGAAGCCTCTAAGGTATTACACCAGCATGGATTTATTAATGTTTCTGTAACAGAAGGTAACGCGGCCTTAACCTCACGAGGAAAACAGGCCACTGTTGAATACGGTATTGCTGATGAATCCGGTCAGTTAACGGACGTTGGTACAAATTTAGTCAACAACTATGGTGACCGTAGTGAAGAATCGGGAGAATCGGGCGAATCAGGAGAGGTAGTCACCTAACGTTTTGAAGTCCGCAACAGAATCCTGAAAACTTTCAGTATTCTTATGAATCTTCCTTTTTCTTTTTCGAATTTTCCGAGGATTACTTACGTCAAAGCAAAAGACTGGGCCAATTACTCTTGAGACATAATCGATTGAGTAACTCTTCACGATTCTAGAAGCCTCTTGTTCGAACCCCTCTTTACAGAATTCAATAGAAACAGGGTATAGGTCTCTACTGGATGTATACCACTTCAACGCAATTGCAATTACTTCTTCTTCGGAAACTTTTTGTGGACCACACAAATCTAGACAAAAGGCTGTAATATGCCTCTTCCCTACATTATCTATGATTGACAAATTCTTCTCATCATTGTATTTTATAAGAGTAATGAACTCATACCCCTTATATGAAAGAGGGTAGTCTTCAACAACTAACGGGAATTCCGAATTACTTTTTAGTCTTTTGATTTCCATGTTATATTTTTATTATTGTCGGAATATGTCGGTATTTATACACCGTTCTGGAATAGTGAATAAATACAAAAGAATTAACAAAGGCACAATTATGTTCAAAATTTACCGATATGACGAAGATGAAGAATTGAATAACGATGACTTGACAGATTTCGATTTCGATGAAAGTGAGACGGATGATGAAAGTGAGACGGAAATATCTTCGGGTGGGGACGAGCTTAATAACGAAGAATCACTTGGAGAGGTTGATGGTGAAGAGGAGAAAGAGGAAGACCCAGATTTTGTAGGAACTATAAGAACCGTTGTGGGTGCGGCTCTAGTATATAAGCGAAAAGAAAAATCTAATACCTATGAAGAACTTTGGATTTATAACGCCGAAAACGAACTTAAAAAACTAGGTAAAATTAGAGACACCATATTGGCTGGAACGGATATTGACCCCCACACCGAAAGATCGGATGATGGAGAACAAACATGTGACACCACAACAATAGGCAATGTTCAATACTTACACATACGAGGATTACCAAACTAATGTACGCAGGATATCAACTAAGCGAATACTCAAAAAATAAACTACTGAAACTTTTTCCACCCAAATATTCTAGAATCTATGCTCATCACATTACAACAAGGTTCGGAACTAACAATAAAGATGACATCCCCCCATATACCGAGGATGTACAGGTTGTGGGCTATGCAGATTCATCGGATGGTATTGAAGCATTGATTGTAAGTATAAATGGGGATTCCAAAAAAGATGATGGAAATCTATTTCACATTACATGGAGTCTTGACCCCAATCATTATCAACCATTTGATAGTAACAAAGTGGTAAAGCAATTTGGTGTTACGCTACCAACCCCAACCCCTATTCAGGTAGAACCGAAATTGTTCACGGCCACAACCCCTTATACGGATACTGGTGTAAAAGAAACTTTCCTTGACTATCTCAAGAAGGTATAATATCGTAAACGGACTAGATAGTAATATAGTTCAATAATTGGAGAGTTGAATATGAACACCGAAGAGTTAGAAAAAATGTCCAACGACACACGATATGAAAAGTTGTTTAAGCATGAAGTAGCCCGTTTCGTAGAAATGCGAATGGAACTTAACAATGCTAAAACAAAAGTTAAAAAAGCTTATCTGGAGAAAAAAATAGCTAAACAGAAATCACATACACTTGACGTTGGTATGAAACTTGCCATGTTCAAAGAACTACAAGAATCGGCAACAGAATCACTAGAATCA